AGTATGTGTTTTCTGCATCGCTAAAAATCTTTTCAGCAGATTCAGCATCAAAAACTTTATTCTTCTCAAGAAAGGCAATAGCGTCATCGTTATTGTAACCAGGTGCTAGTTTGCCAATTGCACGGCGAATACTTGCACGCTCTGCAATAGTCTCTGCACTAGCCAACTTTTCAATGGCTGGTCCTAGTTGCTTGTCCCATAGTTGGATAACACCCTTGTCTTTAAAGACACGTGCTACTCCGTAGCCAACATTTCCTGACTGAGCAGCATTAGTTACCATCTCTGCTAACTGTGTACCTTTTCTAGCAGCACCACTTGCACCACCAGTAATCCACGTTAGTGGGTCAAGTGCTATCTGATAGATAAAGTCAATAGCACCAGACATAAACTTAGTAGTTCCGTCAATGTAGTCACCAGCAAGCGCACCATTCTTTGGTGGTTTGGTGTCTAGCATACGTGCAAAATCACGTCCAGGAGAAACCTGAGCATACTTAGTTGCATCTAGAACTTGCTTAAACTTTTCTGGCTCGTTAAACGCCTCTTCAAAGGCTTTAGCAATCTCTGGAGTTAATTCTCCATAGGACTCAAGGATTTCTCCTGGGCGCTTACCTGCTAACAATCCCTTTGCAATGTATATGTTTGCTTTACCAAAACGGTCTGTTGCTTCTTTTAAAGCACCATTATCATAAACATCTGTGCCGTTCCAAGCATCAGACCAGACGTTAGCACTAAAAATGTTCTCGCCCTGTGCTACCTGACGGCTCACCAAGTATGGTGTATTAATCGCACGGTTGTATGCACCAGCAACTTTAAAGACCGCAATCAATGGGCTAGTAATTGTTTTAGCGGTAAACTTTAATGCACCAATAGCGCGGTCACCAAAATCTGGTGGTGCCTGCATATAGTCTGCATCTCCAAAGAAAAACTTTAAGCCCTCTTGCGCGTCTGGGTCTAAACCTTCAAATGCCTTGCGTGCATCTGCTGAGTTCATGCGAGTAAGTTCTTTATTTTTCTTAACAGCCCAACTCATTTGTTCTAGTTGGTTCTGTTCTTCAGGCAAAAGGTTTGCTCGCGTAGCCGCTGAATAAAGGTTAGGAGATGCTTCTGCGACTATAGGTTTTAAAACGCGCATTTAGTTTCCTAACTATTGAAGAAGTTCATTAAGATTAATTCTGCTTCTCCAGAATCATCAAAGAGATTTACTTTCTTAAGTGTGTCCATTGGGTTGGGTCTTGACTTTGGCATTCCAGCAAGAAGTTCTGAACCGCCTCCAGGACCACGGTCAATACCTGCAGTTCCTGGCTCATCTGGATACTGTGTTGGTTCATTTAAAGATACAGGTTGCATTGGCAACGACTCGTAAGGAGTGCCAGCCATAGGTGCTGCTGTTTGATTATTATATGTTTGTTCGCCTTGTCCATATGGCAAACCAGGAATGTAAGTAGCAGCCTGTGTAGGAGAGCCGTCAGTACGGCTAGAAAGAGCACCAGGAAGTGAAACTGGTGTTGGATTAGAAGGCTTCTTATAACCGCCACGTCCGCCAGGTGCTGTTGTCATTCATCATCCTCTTCTTTGTCATCAATAATTTCAGCCTTAGTGCCTAGCACTTCGCTGTTATATTCTTGAGCCATCTTCATCATGCCATAGGCATTCCATGGTGTCATGGCTTCGCTAACTTCTGTGTGTAAATAACGGGACCCTTCGTAGTCTGCCCATTCGGTTATTAATAACCAGTTAACGCAGATGTAATCAGTCCCCTTCTCATCCTCTTCTATAAGGATTCTTAGCGCTTCTTCAATTTTGTCTCTAAATGTTTTACTCATTTTGCATGTTGTACTTTCACTATGACTGGTTCAGCCGTGTGAATATCCCAACGTGAAGCGATGTTAATCGCCATTCTAATATCTAACTCTGCCACCTTTGGCGTAATTTGTTTTCTACTTGCAGCAAAAGCCTCAATGGCACCAAGAGCAATATCAGCACCAGACCCAGCACAGTAAATACCACGCATATCCCTATCCCAAGAATAATCCTCAAAGATAGGATAAATAACTCCACGAACGACAACAAGAAACTGCGAATCATGTGCTGCTGCATCCCCGTCTTCTTTCATATCATAACCAGAATCTATAAATAATTTACGCATTGTTGGTATAAATGTCTGAGTCATGAATACATCTAAATCATCTGTTACACGTGGCTTAGGTGCTTTCCAGCCAAACTGTAAAATATTGGAGCCACGGCTTGCCCCTGAACCTGCAATTAAAACTCCGTTGTTTTCAATAATCTTATGCGTTGCAAGTTCCATGCAACGACCATCATCACCAGATGAACGGGAATCACAACCTACTGCTGCCCAACCATTGCCTTGAATTGCTACTAGTGTTGTCATTGTCCCCCCTTAGATTATTGTCGCGTTACAGTTCTTGCTCCACCGCTTGCTCTACCACTTGCGCTAAGGCTAGAAAATAAAGATTGAAGTGATGCTGGTGCTTCAGGAGCGCCTGCTGCTGGCGCGGCGGGAGCAGGGGACGGTTGCTCAACCATAGGTGCACCAGCAGCAGGTAATTCTTCTGGAGCGAATACATCGTTAATAGAGTCTTCAATAGACTTACCAGATTGGCGAAGTCGAATGACATCAGCAATCTGCTTAACGATAGTAGTTGGGTCCCCGCCTGAAGCAATTAACTGTGGAATTGCTTGTGCACTTGCCTGTAATGAAGAGACTAATGCATTACGCATTTCTTCTACTTCAATCTTTTCTTGTTCCTGAGTTACGTTAATTCCAAATGGAAGTTCACGTTGTGCTAAATCCTTAGAAATTAATTTACCGCCAAGGGCTTGTAGCATAAAGATAAGTCCTTGTGCTGGGTTAAGACCAGCCAGCATTCCATAACGGACATCTGCTGAGTAGTCACCCTTGATATTCTTTGATGGTAAATAGTCAACGGCGTATGGTGCTCCTGCATCTACGCCACGAATTGTCTTTTCAAAGTTGTAAAACTTTTCATCAACTTCAAAACAAAGAGAAATAACATTCTTAAGAGCAGAGGCAAAGATAGCCTGTGCTGATTTAACTTGTGTATCAAAACCACCCATGAGTGCCTGAACACCCTGTCCCGTGATAATTGATGCATCAAGATTTCCAGTACGAGATTCTGGATAACGTGTACCCATACGTAGTTCTTGTTGAAGAACTTGTTGTTCTGTAAATGCACCTGCTGGAATTGGAAGTTCGACACGTCGTACTCCTGCTGGTGAATTAGTGCGGATAACCGAATCTCCACCAAACTCAAATTCCTGCACATCGCTTGGAACTACGATTGGTGATTGAACTGACTTCTCTGCTGCTTCCATTGCAAGTAATGCAAAACGATTGCGAAGCAACTGAATACCAAGAACATCATCAAACTGTCCACGCATTTCGCCGTCTACAGAAGGACGGCGTGCTACTACTACCATCATCTTGCCAATAGGATTTTTAGCCTGTGACAAGATTAAGTTATTACGTGAAGGAACAAAAATTACTGATTGGTCTTTATCGTAGTAACGAATAATATCCATCTGTGTATTGAGGTTCTGGTCGTAACCATCACGTCCTAACAGTTGATATTCAAACTCAGGGAACTGGCTAACCAATTCTCCAAGTGATAGCGAGTAGCGTTTAGCAAAAGCAATACAACGTCCATAGCGGTCAAACTCTGGGTAAGCCCCGATAGGACTTTCTATGCGAATACGTGGTATGCCTGCTTCATCGTCCAATTCAATTATGAAAGGAACGAATCCAAATGTGATGTACCAGTCTGCTCCTGTATACATCTGTACTTGTAAATCTGAATGGAAAAAATAATTACTAGCAATACGTGTGCGTGTATCTGCAAACTGACGAGCCTTATCTTTTGCAGCATTAACAGCAGAGCAGTTAACTGCTGGCAATGGTGCCATTACCTCTGATAAGTCGCGGGCAACAATATCAATAAAGTTAGCAACTACATTTGCATCTACACCTTCAGGAAAGAACTCTGGATAAACTTCAGAAATGTTTCCTTTGCGAACGGACAATACGTCTTGATGACGACTATCGCGCTCTGAAGAGCGGTGCTTTAGGGACTCAACCCGTGCAGCAACCTGTTCAATTGATAACATTATTTTCCTTATCCGTAGTTCTCAGCCCATTGCTCTGCAAAGGCTTCGTCTAAATTAACTGATACACGTTTATTCATCTGTGCTTTTGTAGTCCAGCGGTTTTCCGTATATCGTTTCATGTATGAAGTTTGTTGCATAAACTCTCTAGCGCGGATGACCGCAAACCATAGCGCCATAACGCAGTCAGTCTTTCCACGGGTGTTTGCTTTCCATGTAATCAACTGTTGCACTAATGCTTTCATGCCCTCTGAACCATCAGTAGATGCAATTTCAATAGTGTTATTGTTTTGGAACTTATTATCTCGCATGGTTCCAAACAGTGTTGACATAGATGCAACACCAAAGTTTGTATCCCACTTGTTCTTGTTTGTGTGGTGGGCTTCAAGGCGTACTCCATAGGAGGATAACCATTGACGCAAATCATCATCTAAAGAGTAGGCTTTCTGGTGAGCGTTAATCTCAACACGAAACTCTTGTGGTCTATACTTTAAAACCAACTCTTCGATTGTGTTACGAATCTTTTGCGGAGTAGGGTCTCCCATATTAATGCAGTCTAAAACATATATTTTAGAATCTGACCTGTTATACGTAACAACGACAAATGCAGCATTACCTGCCATAGCAGGGTCAAAGCCAATGATGGTGTATCCCTCAACCTGAGTCGGATGTCCCACCGCGCCTGGTTTCAAGACACCACGCTTACGTGTTCCTTTGATACAGGCTTGAACCAGGGCGGGTGGGAAGATGGAATCTTCTGCGACATCCTCCTGCTGGTAAACCAAAGCCCATGTAGTGGGAGTTACTTCTCCGCGTCTTTTGGCAAGGGCTCGTCCATCCCATTTGGGAAAGAGCCCTTGCTCGTCTGGGGTTTCGTCATCCCCGTCCCACGGTAGGTCTGACTTCGGCCAAAGAGTAACCCAGTCATCTGGCTTTTCACTATACTCCAAAACAGCAGGCATGCCCATGTACGTAAAAGGACACTTACCGCCCGACCAATACTTCGGGTCACGTAACTCTTTATAGAAATCTTGCGTGGCAATTCTCGTCCCAACAATTAATAACTTACCGTTTTTACCCAAACGGGTAATAACTTCTTTCTGTAGCCAGTCAATCTGCTTATCAAACTCATGGGCGTTAGCCGTAGTAATGCAGTCGTCCAAGATAATCAGGTCAGCACGTGCACCGTAAATCTGACCACCCATGCCCAATGCCTGAAGGGTAGGGTCCTTTTCGCTTGAGTTTCTCGCATCGCCCCCAAGGTAAACGGTATCAACTCGCCAAGTATCTGAGTCTTCTTTCCAGCCCCCTTCAGGACCAAAAGTTGTCTGCAACTTTGTCCAGCGCGGGTGGGATAGTCTTTGCTTGATTGCGTACACGAACTCGCGTGCTTTGTTCAACGTCTTACTAACCACAATGATGCGGATGTTAGGGTTGAGGGCGATACGATAAGTTGAGTAGTTGACGGTAATGACCGTACTTTTGGCGTGCTCTGGTGGCACGTTAATTAAGATGCGGGTTTTATCCCCAGGCTCATAAATCATATTATTGTGGAGCCAAGAAGGGGGTCTATCCTCTAGCAAGTCCACCCAGTCCATGTGGTGTGGAAACACCCTCTGGTCTAGAAACATCTCGCTAAACTGAGGAAAGGTGATTTCCTCCTTTGCAATGCCCAGCGCCTTGATTGAGTTGGACTTTGCATCCTGCAAAGCCTGCTCTAAATCGGCGGCAAACTCTTTGTCTCGCAGCATCCAGATTCGGATGGTATCTGGCTTTTTGCCCAGATTCTCCATCGCCTTTTTAGGCGACATACCCTCTGCCACAAGGGCTAAAACTTTACGTTTTGCCTCTGCCAGCGCGGTACTTTGAGGGTTATTAGACCCCTTTTGAAAAGTCACAGAATGGTCCCATCTACAATAGTTACAGTCAGTTGTAACAGACAGTAGATACAGTCTGTAACGCAAGTCTTTAAGAGACTTGCTACTGTAATAGTAAATACTCTCTATATAGTATTAACC